GGACCCTAAGAATCAACACTACCGATATGTTCAAGCAGAAATAAACCGTATTACCAACCGGTTAAGAGGTCGGGACGGTGATCTTAAAAAAATAGAATATATGGAAAAGGTTTATGGATGGGCCAGAAAGAAGATAGGGGTTTCGATCCAATCCTCTAAAGGGGTTGGTAAAACAGCGCTTTTGTCTTGGGTTAATATGTATTTTTATTCCCTGTTTACAGGTAGTAAAGGGATCGTAACTGCTCCCAAAAAAGATTTACTTGAAGATAACTTGAAATCTGAAATCAAGAAATGGATTAGACACTCCCAACAAGTTTACGGGGAATCTTCCCTATTGTCTCAGATGTTCACCGTATCCTCAGACAAGATGTATGCTAACGTGGAGAACGAAAAGGATCGTGGTAACACTCAATTTATGGCTTTCAGGACCGCTAACCTATCCGCACCTAAAGATGTCCAAGAACAGACACTACAAGGCTACCACGAAGATTTCATGTTGTTATCTTGTGATGAAGCTTCAGGGGTTAATGATGTGGTGTTTAAGCCTTTGATTGCCACTCTGACCAGTAAGGTTAACTTATTGTTCATAATCTTCAATCCAAACAAAAATACCGGCTTTGCCATTGAAACACAGACCCGGTTAAAAGGTTTGTTCCTTACCTATCAACTCAATTCTTTAAACTCTACCCTGATTACTAAAGATTATATTGAGAATATGCGTAAATACTATGAGGATGATCCTAACGGTTGGAGGGTTAACATTCTCGGTTTACCACCCAAAGATGATAAAGATGCTTTGATTCCTTATGAAAAAATTATCGAAGCTGCGGAACGAGAAACCCCTTATGAACTATACAAGGACAATCCTAGAGTTGGCGGTTTTGATGTCGGTGGAGGGGGTGATCCTTCAGCAATTGCGGTTGTCCAGGGTTGCAAATGCCATGCCATTCATGAGTTCAGCAGTTCCATAGATACCGAGATTGAACAGTTTGGAGTAGATACCGTAGAAAATGAGCTTATTGAACGGATAGGCTGTGATGGTATTGGTATTGGGTTCTTTATGGCTAGTATGCTCCGTAAATATAACATAAGTGCCTTTTCGGTGGATTCCCGTAACAAGGTTTCAAATCCTAAATACTTCAACATGAGGGCTAAGTTATATTGGGAACTTAGACTTTGGATTATGAAGGGTGGTGATATACCGAATAATACCAAGTTAATCCATGAGCTCGCTGTACTCCGTAAAGTTGGGGATATCAGCAAAATTCAAATCATCAGTAAAGAAAAACTGAAAAAAAAAGGTATTAAATCACCCAACATGGCAGATGCTTTAATGTTGGCCATGTTCTTTAAACAACTTTTACAAATTATATCAAACATTGACGAGAAAAAACGAGACAAATACCGAGAAGCATATCAACGAAAATACAGTGAAGCTAGTTTAAAAAATTGGTTGACTTTATAATTTGATTTTTATGCTATACTAACATTAAAGAGATATTTATCGATAAATATATCAAAGGACATTTGAATGTTACTTAAAACCAGTAAACAGGCAAGACATTACCATTTAGTTCTTATACGTGAAGACGGTAGCGGTTATACCTCTATGGCTTCTGATGGTCATTACCATGCTATTATACCCGGTGAAGGTTTTGTTAACTTTCAAGTGGACCGGAACAAATTAAGAACTGAATTTTTCAACACTGACCCTGCCAAAAGAGATGAAAATCAAAATGTTGCAGAATCCCAACAACTAGAACGCTTTAAGCTTTGTGAAGTGATTAGTACAAATGATCATATTCACAACATAGAGGGTATCACCCTTGGACGTTCCGCAAAAGAAGAAAAACTAACTGACGCTGAAAAAGTGCGAAGGGTTTACGATCTAACCAAAGAGTGTAGAGATAATGACGATGAATCCAAAAGAAAAGCAGAAGAAGGCACACAACTTAGTTCCGGTAAACATTGGAATGATAAAGTTAGAAAAGATCTTGAGGCCAACAATCGTGCTTGTAATACTCACAACTATACTAAAAAATATCTAAAATTTCTGTCCGGTTTATTTCGACAAAACCTTACAGATATTCAAGTACTACCTGAGGAAGAATCAGATTCTTTCGCAGTAGACATGGTCAACCCTGTTTTAAGACGGGTACAACATAATACCGATTATCATAAACACGAAATTCAAAGCTTTGACGATGCCACCAAAGTTGGTAGAGGTGCCTTGATGGTTGACATCAGCACTGAGAAAAACCCTTTCGGTGATGTTTCTATTAAGTATTTTCATTGGCGGGATTTTTCCCCAATGAAACACATATATTCTGACGGTTCGGATTGTGAAGTTTTGGCGGTTCATCCTTATTATTCTGTGGATGAAATCAAAGCTCTTTACCCAGATAAAGCCGACGACATTGGTACTAATTGGGCATTTTTGGATAAGTTTTATCAAACTGCAGGTGTACATTTTCAACACAATGAAAACCAATATAAGAAGAGTAGTAATTTTACTCCTTTTACAAGTCCTGATTTTTCCAAACATAAGTGGGTGGATAAAAAACGTAAACAATTAATGGTTGTTCATTTGTACGAGAAAATTAAAGAGAATAAGAAAGTTGCCATTAATCCGGTAGAAAATGAATACATTGATGTTACCCGGTTGAGCAAAACTGATTTAGACAAATTTAAAAACTTTTACGGTTTTGGTCTGGTAAACAGTGTAAACACTAAAATTAAAATAACAATTGTTGCCGGTAATACTATTTTGGAAGAAAAATACAGCATGTTCGATGATTTCAATCTTTGCTGGTGCTATGCCGATAAAGAAGATGATTTCTGGTGGGGCATACCGATTGATGTTAAAGATTCCCAGATGGAAATTAACAAATGGCTTTCTAAGTTTAGCGATTTGTTAAACCAACAAGACGCATGGCATTTAGGTGTAAGTGCGGCTGCATTTGCAAACGAAAATGATTATCAAGAGTATTTGAACAATGCAAACAAACCGGGATACGTACCGAAGTTTGTTGACGGGTTCGCTGAACATGTTAAGGAATTTAGTAATAGTAATTTTGGACAGTTAAGGGATCTTTTAGTTGCTGTGGAAAATGCTGTTAAACAAATGGGTGATATAACCAACATCAGCCCTGCTGCACTAGGGGCAAGTGAAGTTGTTGAATCCGGTGTTGCAGCCGTACAAAAAAACAGAGTTGGACTAATTGGTAACGAATATATTTTTGACAACTTTAGCAGTATGAAAGCTCAAGTGGGGCGCTTAACACTCCAAGGGATTCAAAAGACATGGAGTCCTGAGCGATTCTTACGGCTTGTAGAATCACAGAACACTAGAGAAGCTATTACTATCGGTGGGGATGCCCTTTACAAGCAATTACAACCCGAAGAGTTGTTACAGTATGGTATTAATCAACAAACAATTACCGAACAAGATGCACAGTTGATTGCACAAGCCCTTGAACAAAAAAAACCACAACCAGAACATCAAGCTATCCTGGCTAATTTACAAAAAGAATATAACGCTTTTATTCGCGAACAATATTTGCTTATAATAGAGAATAAGGACTTGACCAAGTTTGATGTATCAGTAGTTGAGAATACACATTCCCCAACTACCATGATGAGTAACTTCATGATACTGGCAGATCTGGCAAGAAATAGACCAGACATACCGATAACTTCAATAATTAAAAGTTATCCGTTTATGTCCTTGTCTGATAAGAATGAAATAATTTCCGGTATTGAAGCTGCTCAACAAGCAAAAATACAAGAGCAACAACTTAAATACGATATGGAAATTGATAAGGTAAAAGAAGCTAATAAAGGAAAATCACAAACATCAGGACAAATTGAGAAAAATATTCAACCTTGATGTTTGTTTTTAAAAATCGGGAATAATGGTTAACACCACCCAAAGGAGAAAATTATGTCAACAGTACCAAATCATTCTGGAACAATTGTAAGTATGCAACCGGGAGATACAACAGCCGATCAGAACCTTGAGAGTGCTTTACAAGATGCTTTAGCTAATCCAGTACCAACCGAACAGGCCACTAAGGACGAACCTGCAAAGGAAAAAACTATTGATGATCTTGGACTCAGTGAAGAACAGTTAACAGAAATTAAAAGAATTAAACAAACTGAGATTGATACTGTTAACAATCATTGGAAACAAACAAAAAAAGAACAGAATAAAGAACTCGGTAGACTTAGAAAAATTGAAAAAACAATACTTGAGTTAGAGCAAGAAGAAACAACTCTTAAAAAGCAAGAAGCCGATAACCAGTATGACAC